CTAATATATGTCCAGTAAGGTCGTTCTCATGTACCCTCTGCATAATTATAATAAAGGCACCAGTTTTAGGATCATTCAATCTAGTCTGCATGGCTTGATCCCACCACTCAAGAACACCTTCTCTAACTGTAGATGATTCAGCTTCTCTTACGTTATGTGGATCATCTATAACTATTATGTCTCCACCTTCACCAGTTAGTGCACCATCTACTGACGTTGCAATCCTCTGACCAGTTTTATCATTCTCAAATCTTTGCTTTTGGTTTTGGTCAGTGGTTAATGAAAATGTATCTCCAAAATATCTTTTATACCATCTACTGTCAATCAATCTTCTACACTTAACACTATCTCGAATAGATAATGATCCTGCATAACTAGCAAACAAGAAGCGTTTAGATGGTTGTATTGTCCAAGTCCAAGCTGGTAGAGCTACTGCTACGCTTATAGACTTCATATGTCTTGGTGGTATATTTATTATTAGCCTTTTGATATCGCCTTCTACTACTGCTTGTAGATGTTCTGATACTGCGTCTAAGTGCCAGTTATCGTAAAACTCTCTGCCTGGCTCAATCGCTGACCACGATCTCTTTGTGAACACCTTCAATGATCTCCTCATCTTCTCCTGGGAAGCTCTGCGTTGAAGCTCGTCTAAGGGTTCGTTCAAGGTTGTCAAGTTCCTCATCTGATATCCTAGTTAAGTCTATTACTTGTTTATGCTCTACTATAGTTTCTTTCTCTATCTTATCTTGCCAACCCGCTCTGTTTTTCAGATAAAATATCATTGCAGTGTTATCGCCTTCTAGTGCCTTTTCAAATAACTTATTAGTTACTTGTTGTATGCCTTTACCCTTACCTCTTTTTATAGCATTTGAAAACTCTATAAATTCGTTTTGCTTATCATACAATGTAGATGTAGCCATACCCATAACTGCTGCTATCTGTTCTTGTGTAAGTCCTTGAGATGCATAGGCTTCTGCTCTTGCACACATCTCTTTTGTAACTACAAGTTTTGGTCTACCAACCCTTTTACTTGGCTTCTTAGTTTTTTGTTTCATTTCCCTCTCTCTTATCGTGATAAACAATTACTAACGCTTCACATTTAGGACAAGATAAATTAGTAACTATTGAGTGCTCTTCATCATCTTCTGTATCGTGATCGCCACCCCAAATTAATTCTGTGTTACACGCCCAGCAGTTCATGGTTTTTCTGCCACCTTTCACTCTCTGCTTTTTGTATCTCTTCTCTTTTGTTTTGCAATTCATTTATAACATCTATTAATCCATCTATTTTTTGTACATAATCATATCCATCAAAATTAGCATGATATGTAACCTTTGGAGTTTCATTATCCCAATTGTAACTTACACTTAACATTTTATGTCTCATTTATAACCCCATCTCAAATTGTTCATCTTCATTAATGTTTGTATCTACATTTTTTTCAAACCCAACTTTTTCATTAGCTCTTAGTCTTGTGTAGAGTTTTAAGTTCTGTTCTTTCAAGAATAGCATAGCATCTTCATACTTTTGATCTAGTATTTTTTGTGTTTCTTCATCTATGTCAGACGTAATATCCATCTTTTGAACTTTCTACTTCTTCTTCATAAACTTTTTTAACATTGTTAAAATTAAAATACACTTGACCTATATGCCCATACACACCTTGTTCTCTGATCTTTCTTGTAATGATTTGTGTTGAGTTATCTTCAAAGTCTCTATGTACTACTAGAGCTACGTCACTCATATTTGCCCAATGTGCTGACCCACTAACTTGATATAGATCAGGTGGTGGGATTACTCCACTGTCATTCCGCTGCAGCTTGTGTGGGTGAGCTACCATCCAAACAACCATTTGGTGGTTTCTTGCGAACTGCTGACACTTAGCAATTATATCTCTTATGTGCTCATCTTCTCTTTTTGCATAGTCACGATCTGGGCTTATCTGATTGAAAGGATCAATAACCAAACCTTTTATGCCAAACCTCTGCTTGGCTAACTTAGCCTTCTTGAGTATGTATTCTATGTTGGGTATGTCCTCTGTGCTTTCTATAAATCTAAAGTGATCATCAAGAAACTGTATGCCTTCATTCAATTCATCTTGGCTTATCCTTGCGTGTAGACCAATATCAAATGGCTTCCTACATCTCTTCTCAAGTAAACGCCTTATGTGGTTTGGTGTTGAATGCTCTGGACTAAACAACGCAAAGTTCCATCCCTCATTCTCTGCTAAGTTCAACAGTATCTGATCTAGAAAGTTACTCTTACCATGATTGGGTATGCCAGTAATTAGGTTAAATGTACCAGGCATTATCTTGTATATCTTATCTAGTTCTTTGAACCCAGTGCTTAGTGCTCTTTGCTCATTACCATCGTAAATGTTTTGTATACTATCGTGATACTCTTTTACGCCATGTAAACCATGTACTGGAAACTCTTCTGCGTATTGTATACATTCTTGTAGTATTTGTGTATCATATTGTATCAAGCATTCGTTGGCATCTTTACAGTGCCAATCATCAATTCTAGGGAAATTGACAACTTTACAAATGTCTTTACCAAATCTATGAATAAGCTCCAACCTCAACGCCTTGCCATTTTCATCAGCATCAGTAGCCACTATTACTTCGTCAGCATCAAAAATCCATTTAGAATGTTCAAACGCCTTAAACCTCTTGTCATCTTTATGAAACTTGGCTGTCTGAGGTGCTCCATCTGGTAGACTAACTACATTTTTATACCCAGCTTCATACAATGCGAGTACATCCATTTCGCCTTCTACAAATATAACAGACTTAGTGCCAACACTTTCCCAATGTTTCTTTAACATATCTATATTATACAAACACTTAGTTGCATTCTTTTCCTGCAGAAACCTCTTATCTTTAGTTCTGCTTTTGATGTTTACAATGTCTCCATCCAAGTAATATGGGAAACATAGCTTTTGATCTTTCGTAAACAGTTTAAATGTTTCTGCAGTAGCTTGAGATATCTTTCTATTATTTAACCAAGCAATTGATCCTTGAGATAAATCGTGATTCGCATTAGATACAATTGGTATTGGTGGTGCTAGTTCTACTGGCTCTTCTTTAACAACTCTAGGTTGTCTGATTGGTAAGTGAGTATTCTCTTTAACTCCACCATTCCATTCACAGTGGTGACACATCCACAATATACTATCATGTGTAACTGTGACAGAAAGACATGGGTCATTCTTCTTTCGTCTTGTTGGTGAGCATTGTGGGCATCTAGTTCTGTATTCGCCTACACTATAACTATTTAAAATTATTGAATGATCTATAGCTTTTTCTATTAATGTTTTTTCGTTGTTTATCATTTGTTTATCCTACTAATAAGTTTAAGTTTGTTTTTCGTTGTTTAGGTTGCTCTACATCATTAAATCGCTTTTGCGATAACCAAGTCTTAGCGTGTGGAATAAATCGTTCATCTTTCCCCGATTGCGACTTAGCAAATGATTTCGTCTTAGTTATAAGATTTTCAAAAGATATTTCTTTATCTCTCATAACTATGTGGAACTTCTGTGAAGCTCCAAATTTATTATCGTTTGGTCTATTAGGATACTCTTTCCAAAATATTTCAAACTCCTTACTATATTCTTTTTTATTATGATAGGTTATTGGTGTCGCATTCTGCATGGGGGGTGGGGTAGCAATTTGCGACTGGGTATCTATTTTTAATTTATATATGTTACTTGTTTGTCTGTGATTGTTGTTTTCTGTGACTTGAAACCTTTTCTCGACCTCAATAAAATTTTTATCTGCAAGTCTTTTCAAAGCACGAATCACTGTATCTGTACTGCATTCACATAAATCTGCTATCTTCCTATGAGAAGGATAACAACTATTCTCTGCATCTGTAAAGTTCGCCAACATGATAAGAATTAACTTATCTGTGCTACTGCCTACCTTTACTTCTGATGCCCACTTTAACGCTGACCATGACATATAAACTCCCGTTATATCTCTGTTATAATTATTGGTGGATCATATGTAGCTAGTATTTTTTTTCTTAACACATAATCCCTAGTCTTAGTTGCTTTGGACTTTACATCTTCTACTACAACTTCTTCGCCTTTATTGTACCTAAAGTCTGCAGTGTATCTTCCTATCTTAACACCATTGACCATTAGATCAAACTTTGGATGTATTTCTAAGTTAGTTATTTCTCTTGCTCTAAGCAAAAGCTCTAACTCCATATACCTATTTAGTTCTTTCTTGCTATCAAATACCTCACCATTATATTTCTGTTTGATGGCGTTGAATTTGTTTCTCGTAAAAGTCATGCCCTGTTACCTCATTGTTAGTAAAATCAAATATAATTTTAGCTTTATTAAATCTAGGTAAGGTTTCACCTCTACTCCACTTTTCAACATTTCTAAATGAAACGCCTATCTCGTCAGCGAAAGACCTA